TCATCGTTGAATTCGAAGAGGATATTCTTAGCGTAGCTGATAATATCTTTTTCCAATTTCAAGAACAGACGGCGTACGTTAATACGATCGAATGCGCTTGGACGTTGGAGTTTTGTCTTATCACCGAACAATTGAACACCTTTACCAGTGAATTGTACGACAGGATTTACCCCAGCCTTGTAGAGAGTATCTCTTTCAGGTTTCTTAGGGTTCCAAGCAATATCAGTTACACCGTTATAGATACCACGTCTGTTACCAGCTGGTGAGTACCAAGGAGCCTGATTTCTATCCGTAGCGGCCATAAGACCTGCTGTAGAAGAAGCCGCTGCGATCCAGATATATTGATCGTTATATTTGTCATAGATTTTAAAGTAGTTAGAATCGATGAAGAGGTATGAACTGTTAGACATACCGTTAGCAAATAGAACAATATCGTCATCAATCAATGATGGCGTACGGCCGATAATAGCTGAGCGGTTTGGTGATGTGATCACGATTGCGTCTTTACGTGTCAAAACGATAGAAAGCATGCTTTCAGTAACAAGATCTTGATCAACGCGTGCGGTCATACCTGGGGCAATAAGAATGTCAACATCGATCGTTTCTTGATCAGATACTGTTTCAAATGCGCGGATATAATCTGCTGCTTGAAGGGTACCACTGTTTACACCGTTTGCCATTACATAGGACTTAGTAGAAAGACCGTTTGTAAATACTTTAGCTGAGCCTGGTGTAGTTGCTGTACCGACTGTTGAAGAAAGACCCCATTCATCGGAATCGAACGCTAGCGTTGAACCGAATGTTACAAAGTGCACATATTGAGAACGCTCGTTGATGATGTTCTGAATATAGTTAGTAGCACCATCCGCAGTTTTACCATCAGTTGCAACTGAAAGATATGGATATCTCTCTAGGATTGAACCTCTAATACCACTGATTGCGCCGGTGCGATCTACTACGACTACGTGTACTTCGTCCCATGTACCGTCTCTTCCTGCAGCATATACTGAAGTACCTGGAGCAGCATCAAACTGATCCGCGTATTCCCATGCCGCAAAAACTGTTCCATCGGAGTCACCTGGGCAGATGTGAACATCCACAGAGTTACCGATTTCACCAGGATAGCGTGCGATAATTGAATGACCACGTACAAGTGTCGGGTCAGCAGCTGAGTCACCACTAAAGTTGTCTAATGTGCCTTCTTGAAGGTCGAAATTAGAAGGATTTTTAACAAGTAGTGAGCTTGTAGGTGATGTGATTGCATATGCGTTACGAGCGGTGGTTTCTCCAGCAGAGTCACCATCGATTTCGCGAATGATATGCAAAGCGTCTGAATAACGTAAGAAATACGACGCTTCATGAAAATTAATTGAATTAGCTGAGGTAGGAACCCCGAAAACACTAACTAGACCTGATTCGTTGGCCACTAGTGTTGGTGTCCCAATTGGACCCCAGCTATAATTACCTGCTATAGCAGAAATAGACGCCGGTAGATTTGGCGCGCGACCTGTTAGATCGATTTCCCTAAAATTGACAGCAGGAGATAGCGAAGGAATTGGTGAGCCTAAAGCCATAAGATATTCTCCTTAAGAATTATAAGATTTAATCATTATAAGATTTGTTCATGAATCTATTTATAACTTCTCGCTGTTTTACCACTGGTCAGTGTTAATTGACCATGGGGTATACTTTTCCACAAGCTCACGGTTGGCTCTTTCTTCTTCATAATCCCTACCATCGTCGATAATACCGAATGGGAGGATATCTTCATCAATCGCTATCATATTCTTATTATATAAAGCTTTTCTTAGATCTATATCTGTTTCTTGACTGAAGAATGAGGTATTACTAAAATATCCCATTAGGACCAAGTTCATCACAAGGTCGTCATGGTTGCCATCAGAAGCCTCGTATGACTGGCCCCTTGCTTCAAATGTCGAGATTTCTTTAATGGTTTCTTCGTCATGGACTTCCAGTTTACCTTCCTCAAGAAGATCTTTAAAGGTACTGCAACCTATTCTTTTGACCTTCCTGTCCATGTTTATACCTAATGCGCCGGTTTTTACCTGTGATTCCACATACATATTTTCATATTCTAGATCATGATATAACCCGTTGCACGTGATCATACCCGCATCATTAGACTCGATAACAACAATAGCGGTGTTATAGGTATTGGCATATTTGTAGATAATATTAGGAAACAAGAGTGGTGAAATCTTATTATCTCGATATACCGCTACCTGTTGCCACGGATCTGCGGTGACATCTATAATGCTGAATGTCGAGGAGTCCTGTCCTCTACCCTTGGCTACATCAGCACATAATATATACAAATGCTCTGGTTCTGGATGAGCATATACTGCAACATTATCTTTTGTTCGCTCTATGGGTTCGCGAGACCTTAGGTTCATAAGACATTCTGCATCTATGAGCGTATCACCTGTCCCGAAGAAGTTATTTCCATATTCCTGGTCAAATTGCAATTGTGAGGTGTTAGCAACGGTTTGTCTTTTCCACTCGTCATCTCGTCCTGGCACATCCCACCAATCAACTCTAAACGGTTTATAATCATTGGTCTTTTGAAGGGACATGGTCCAGATTTTATGGAACTGATTACCGATACCGTTAGCTGTTGAGGTAATAATAACCTTTGTGCTGGTACCTGATGTGATAACAGGATATGTTGAGGTGTAGAATTCTGTAGCTTTTTCAACGAATGCAAACTCGTCTAAGTAGAGAAGATTAATAGCAAATCCGCGGATAGAAGAGGTACTTGTTGCAGACGCAATGATTCTTGATGCGTTGCTGAATTCAATTGAGCCCTTGTTAAGCGCGCGAGTACCTGGTTGCAGGAAGAATGGAAGATTCTCCAGCATAAGGGTAATCCTACCGAGCATCTCTCGGGCGGTAGCGGCCTTGTTGGCAAGAATAGCAATTGTTTGAGATGATTTAAAACATGCCCACCATAGTAGGAACGCAACAGATGATATTGATTTACCGGACTGTCGACAAGCAAGAACAATGGAGAATCGTTCCCTCATGAAGTGGTCCATCATTTTATCTTGATAATCGTAGAGCTGAAAGGGTACTAGACCTCTGTCTAGGTGAATAACCTTACAATAGGTTTCAGCAAAATATTGTGGGGAATCTGCACATTTCAAATATTCCTCCATCTCCCGTGAAGTATACTTCTGAGTGACTCCATCACGTTTTACATTGATGTTACCATTATAGCTGTGGTGGTTATGTTCCATTAGAATCGTTAGGAGTCACATCCACGGTTTTTCTTCTATCATCCAACATTTTTTGAAGATCAGAAGTAGTACCGACGAAAAGATTATTATTGACAGGGCCTTCGAGTTTAGGTTGATCAGGGTCCTTGCGTTCAATTTCTTTTCGAGTTTTATGTAAATCCATTACCTTATCGTTCACATCCGAGATGTTTTTAATTAGGGTTGCCACAACTTCATATGCTCTCGGATGTTCTAGCGCGACAGCTAGATCCGTCATATTCTCAAGCGCGTCCTGCCCCTTTGAGATTAGATCTAAATAAACTCCCCTAGATCTTTCAAAATCACTATTAACCGTATTATCACTATCCATAACTTTATCCTATATAATCAATCTTAGTCGTCGTAAAGCCGTAATCGTCATCCGGATCTGCATCAATCGGATCTGGAACTACAGTCAATCTACTTGCGAGGGTATCACTATCTGCTCCCCATAGATAGAAGTTGGTCTGTACTTCTCTAATGATAGATGAATCACCGATTGGGCCGTAGAAGCTAGTTTTCATCTCAAATTCTAAAGTATATATAATCGTTCTGCGCTGATCTACAGGGCTTTCGTAATCATCAGAAAAACTGGCTGATTGAATAGTCAGCGGATTGTCTTCTAAAATGCTAGGATAATCAGCGAACGGTTTTACAGTTAATGTGTATTGAGGTGCAAAATAAGGAACGATTTGTTCTACTACTTGAAGCGCATCATCTTGGGTTTTTGCATAGATGTTAAGCTGGAAATAGACATTATAAGGCACACCAGCATACATGAGCTTCTTATCACCGGTTTCGCTGTTAACGACATGAACCTTCTTAGTCTTAGCCACAGCCCGTTCCGGATCGAAGGCAAAGTTGACAACCTCAAATGACATGCGCGGTAGTTGAACTGCTGTTTTGGTATCATTTTCTAGATCTGCATTTTCGCGTATACGCTGAAGAAATTTATCTCTAGGTGCATAGGCTAACGGTACCCGAACGGTGCTCATCACTTTACCAGCAGCGTCGTGTCTGACCACATTTAGATTATTGAAAAGTGAGCCAAATGTGGCAACAGTTTTTCTTATTCGCTGATGATAAAACCAATTTCCAAACATAATTTATCCTTTAATGCTCGGAATACCCAACGAACTTTTTACTTTTTCTCCGGCGCGCTGGGCTTTTGCCTGTTTACGGGCCTTACTAGCAGCATCTAGTCCGCGTAGTCTTTTACGAGCAATTTTCAGTCCCGCATCTCTTTTTCTCTTTGTGGCAACATTATCCGCATTTGCGGCATCAGCAGCAGGCTGTAAATATTTCGATACCGCGTCACCCCCAGCACCTTGAACATGTCCTAAAGCTCTTTTAGCACCCTTGACTGCCTTATTCATATGATTTGCGACATTCTGAGCTCTATATTTACTGGTAGTTGATTTATCTAGGTACTTCTTCAAGGATCTTTTATCCCTAAGCACTTCTTGTAGTTCTTTAAAAGTTTTCATAAGTTTTCCTAATTGCTTGGCGGTTCACCAAATGGGTTTATTTCTGAGAAATCTAAGAATGTTAAAGACTCGTCTTCAAATTCTTGATTTTGTGGGTCTGCACCACCCAGATCGTCTTCAACCGTTAGAACCAATCTGCTGTCCGTATTAATTGTACCTGTGATAGGATATCCGGCGCGGAACATTCTGTACTGATCTGAATCATGACCAAGATGAGCGACTGATAGAATTTTATCAGAATCGTTCCAAAGAGTAACTTCACCAGTAATCGATCCGACACCTTGAAGCTGAGTAACAGTTTCGCCGACCGTATATACCCCATCACTATCACCTAATGATAGATTCACTTGATAGCCCAATTTCTCGATTGAATCAATATCCTGTCTGTTGGTGTCGAAGTCTTCGTCACTATATTCGTATAGCTCACAACGTAGTGCATAAGTGGGTAAGTTCTTCAATTGGTAGAAAGGTCTTTCATGCTCTACATGCATAATCTGGAACATTTTACCAGACATAGGAAGGAATATTAGATCCCCCTCAAAAGGTCTATCGCCCTGAATTTCGTTATCATATTTAGCAACGGTTTGTCTCCAACGTTTCCGTGAGACGATAAAGGTTACCTGATCTCTGATCTCAATACCGAATTTAGTGAATAAATCACCTTCTCCGTCAAAGCCGTCAGTATTTTCAATATACATTTCAATCGTCCATGACGAATTGTACTTA